TAGCGACGAACACAGGCATAGTTACCCTAAAGGAAGCAAAGCAGTGGTTAAACGGTGACTTATGCTTGTGCTTAGCCAAGTAGGTGATCAGCTTTTGATCGCGATTAGATAGTTGAAAGATGTCTTCCCATTCGCTACACTTCTCAAAGCTTACACGCGCAGCGTCAACTACGCTTAGGTCATCCCCCATGTGATTGAGGTATTCTACTGTTGACTCACTGACTAGTTTCATCTTAATGGCATTCCTTCCAGTTAGAACCAATCTTAGCTTCGCCGGTTAACGGTACATTGATATCGAAAAACTGTTGTGTATCCTCGATAGCCTTCACCGCTACCTTGCTAAACTCTTCGGAGATATCCTTGTCACACTCGAATTGGAGTTCGTCGTGTACCCAAGCTACCTGCTTAACCTTATCTTGCCACTTTCGTTTCTTGATCTCCTTATCCAATAGGACCATCCAAGCTTTACAGATTAGAGCCCCAGCGGATTGTAGCAGGACGTTAAGCGCCGCGTGTGGCGACCGGATATGCAAGTGCCTCCCATCCAAGCCAATGAGGTAACCTCTAGCGCACGCATCAGCTACGCCTTTTAGAAGCTCCTGTAGACCGGGTGTACGCTCGGCAAAGCGTTTCTTGAGTGCCTTGCCTTCCTTCCGTTGTTTAGCCTCTGAGGCCAGTGGGAAGGCGATAGAGCCTATCTTCACGTCACCACCACCATAGAGGAACGCGTAGATAAACGTCTTAGCTAAGCCTCTAGTGTCGAGCCCTGCCGCCTGTTGGTTGCTCGTATGAGGATCGCCGTGACAGACAATCTCACCGTAAGCGCCGCCATCCCATCGCGCTAGGTAATGCGCTAGCATTCGAAGCTCTAGCCCAGATACGTCAATCCCTACTTGGACCTTGTTTTGTCCTTTAGGCACACCAAATAGCTCTCGGCATTCAGGACCATAAGGTTTATCGATACTTGGGATTTGACCGATGTTAGGTTTACTGTGTGTAGCTCTTCCAGTTACAGCGGCATTAGTATTAACCGATCCGTGTATCCGGTGAGTCTTAGAATTGAAGTAGTTTAACCAAGCACCCTTACCATCGTATAGTGCTGATAGTCGTTTCTGTACTGTAAGGTATTGAACGAGAAGTTTGACCTCTTCGTGCTTGTGTTCGATCTTACCTAAGGTAGTTTCGTCAATCTTAGGCAGGCCGGTATCTGTCTTCTCGTCCGGTTCCCAGTTAAACAAAACCTTCATACGCTGTGCGATATGCTGGCGTGAACCGGGATTAAATAGCGTCAGTTTAACCGGCTGATACTTCGCCCCGGCTGAGCATTCGATCTTAGTCTTGGTAACCGGGCATGTCCTGTTCATGCTTTTCTTGAAGGTCTTAATAGGACCGTTCTTAACGTAGAAACTCCCGAAGGTATCAATTAGCTTATCTTCTATCTTAGCCTTATCTTTCGAAAGCGTCTTATATAATTGATTAGCTTTATCTACGTCGAACCAATACCCGGTTCTTTCCATCTCACTGCAAATGAGGGCTACGTCATGCTCTAGTTCAACTGCCTTAGGAAACTTGTTAGCTCGACTATTAAGCATCCTGTACAGCTTAGCATTAAGAGATACGTCCTGCTTGTTATAGGTTAGCATTTCCTCTGTGAACTTAGACCAATCATCGTAATCCAACTTGTCATCACCGAGACGTATTCCCCAAGCTTTTAGCCCGTGTGAGCCTAGTAATCCTTTTTGCTTCAGCCTTCCCCAAGCTTTTGTACGCCTGTTCTCGTCATCCTTCTCTGAGAGATTAGGGAAAACCAAGTGAGACAATACAATCGTATCTACCAAATGTTTATCGTGATACGTAAAGNCTTCAGGGAAAAGCATTTGCAAACATGGCAAATCAAACCAAATGATGTTATGACCTACCAGTGTCTTAGCTTTGTTCAACAGGGGAACGGCCTTAGTTTCAATCTCGTGAGGCCGAAATTCTAGCTGCTCCCCTGTCTCTAAGTCTTCNACTACNATNCACCAAACCTNAGTTACAGTGTCTAGCAGNCCGTCAGTCTCGATATCAAAGACTAGGTGTTTCCANNTTGATTTTGTCATACCTATGCAATGCACATCGGTAAGACTCGTGAACTAACCGGCGTTTAGGATCGTTAGACTGGTTAACGAACGGCGGTAGATCAACGTCACAAACTAGAAAGGTAGACCCGTTCCTAGCTGTGCTAAACTTACAATTACGACAATTAAGATCATCGCCTGTAGGTCGCTCGTGCTTAGGAGTAGGAGTGTTGTTCTTAGGCGGTCTACCTCTAGGTTTCTTGTTGTTATTGTTATTCTCGTTTTGTGTCATACCGTTATAGATTAGCTTGCCTTACGGACATCGATACCCAAAAGTCGTTCGAGGTTCTGGGCAATGCCGGTAGCGCGTTCTGCTTCGTCTTCGTCATCCTGTGCTTCACTAAGGAGTTTAGCTGCTTCAGCGCGTTCTTCCATAGCTGCACTGCGGCGCTTATCTGAGCACTCGAAAAGCCGGCAAGCCGTATCTTCAAGCTGTCCAACGATGTCGGTTACATATGGCTTAGCCTTAGATGAAGCTTTGCGGGTGAACCACGAAACGGCAGTCGAAATGAGCCAGTTAAACATATTGTGTTATTCTCCTAGTTTGGGAGGGGTTATGGAGAGGGGGTTAATAATTGTTATTAGATGTCAAGCTCAGCGCGAGCCGTAGGCGAAATGTTAGCGCTATTCTGAAGCGACTCAGCATACGTTTCATACAGGTAGTTATTCTGGTGAATAGCGAGGTCTCGATCAGCCTCAGCTTCTTCAAGGGCGTCCTTCAAGAGGGATGCTTCCTGTTCAAGCTTAACGGTGTACGGGAAGATAGCGGCGCGGAACTTGGTCTTAAGATCAGTGAAGTTAAACATTTTGTATTTCTCCTAGTTGTCAGGTTGTTTGGATGGTTAGGGTTTAGGTTGAGGTTTAGTTTATGTTTCGAAAGGTGAGTTCACAACGAGAATGAAAAGTGCAATCATAACCAATGCTAAAGCACCGTAACCAGCTATGATGTACGTCCAGTAGTCAAACATCGTCTTTCCCGTCGATATAGTATCGGGAATACTCTTGCCCGGTTACAGGGTGAGCCTTAGCTTCTCGCCTGATGACATAACCGTAGTCATACTTAAGCTCTGCCAATCGGGCGCTGAGGTTCTGAATGCCGTGATCAATGTAAGCTTCACGTTGTGAGATTGACCCGTTCTTCTCGATATGATCAATGATTAGATCAAGTTGAAACTTATGGTATCGCTTTTTAGGTTGTTTGTAAGCCATTAGAAGCTATATTCCTTGTTAGGATCGATTGATTCATCAAATGAGTTAGGCATGTCGGTTAGCCGTCCTGTCTCACGATTGTAAAACAAGTCAGCACCCACGCCTGTATCACCTGAAAACCTGTTCTTAAGGACTCGAACGGTTACCTTATTAGGATCACCAGCCTGTTCTTCATTGTCTTTATCAGCTTGTTGGTTACGCTCTAGGCCAATCACCATGTCTGACAACTGGGCAATAGCGTGTGAACCTCGAAGCTGTGATAGTGAAGTGATCGCGCCTTCCTCATGCCCCTTGTTACCCTCAGGGCGTTTCAAGTGAGATACCAACATTAGGCCACAGCCAGTCTCTTCAACTAGCGTGCGAAGCTGAGTCATAGTCATGTCAATCAGTCGGCGCTCGTCTCCATTATCCATACCGCTAACGACAATGCTGAGGTGATCTAGGATGATGTATTTACACCCTAGTGAAACGGCCATGTACCTTACCCTAGACAAAAGGTTATCTACGTCAGTAGAACCGAAATGGTCATAGAGGAAGCACCTGCCGCTGCCTACAGTATTATCGAAGCTTTGCCTGAATAAAGCCTTGTCTAGCCCGGACATATCTAGGTGCAAAGGCTGGTTCATATCAATGCTAATCAGTTCCAAAGCAGTACGTTTAACATTCTGCTCTAGCATTAGCATTCCAACAGTCTCACCTTCTTGTATAAGATGGTAAGCTATCTCGTTAACGAACTTGGTTTTACCTACACCGCTACCAGCCGTGATAGTCACTAGTTCACCGGCGCGTAACCCATAGGTTATCTCATTCAAGGTATGCCAAGGGTACGTCCTAGTGTAGTTATTCTCTTCAGTATTAACGATATCCCAAAGGGTTTCACCGTCGATAATCCCGTCAGGGCGATAAGGTCTAGCCGACCATAAAGCATCGATTAGCTTTTCTGATTCACCCTGCTGAAGGAAATCGGAAGCATCCTTGTAACCCTCAGGATAATACACGATCTTAGCTTTACCGGGTGCGAAGAGTTGAGCGATTTCTTTTGCCGCGTCTTGCCCCGGCTTATCGTTGTCGAACGCTAGGACAACCTCTTCGAACTCGCTTAGCCAGTCGAGCCGTTTCTTGATAGCCTTGACTGCACCGGAAGCACCGGTAGGAACGCTCACCACCGGCCACTTCAAACTTTGAACCTGTGAGACACTGAGAGCGTCTAGCTCGCCTTCACAGATAATGATCTTCCTGCGTGTATTGCCTTTTACAAGGTGTTCTCCGTATAGACCGACATTCTTAGTGTCACCTAGGAACTTAAAGCTTTTATCTGCAAACCGCACCTTAACCGCAATCGGAACGTGAGGTTCGTCCTTATTGTAGTAATAAGCGAATTGCGCTGGTTGATCACCTAGCGTGCCTGTCCGGTAGTTCCAGTGCTTAGCTGTCTCTTCACGGATGCGGCGCTTTGATAGAGCGTGGATTTCGCCGGTGACCTTGATAGATTCAAACTTGGACTCAGCCTTTGGTATATGCTGCTGTTCATTGGAACCTTTTTCAAGGGTAGTCTGGCAGGAGTAACAGTAGAGTCTACCGTTAGAGTATCTACCAGCGGCGTCGCTTGATCCACAGTTAGAGCACGGTTCATGGTGTAGGAACTCAACTTCTTCAGTATTGTTATTATCGGGTAGGTTTTTCATTTAGCCAAGCATCCGGTATGCTTTTACTTGCATACTGGAACCCATGCTTCTCACACCAATTAGCGTAGGAAGTAGGACTGCGCTTGTATAGCTTAGTGTTAGGATTAGAGAATACGAACCGAATGTCTAGTTCAGGGTGTTGCTTTTGGATTAGCAAATGTTTTTGCCTATCCGCTACGTCAAAGTAACCCTTAGTTTCGATGATTATTCCGTTATCCAATAGTTCAAAGTCAGGAGTATAAGTAGCCGTCCTACTCGGGATTTCATACTTGATCTTCTTCTTTTCGAACTCGAAAGGCACACCCTTCTCTTCTAGCTCTTTGGCAGTCCGTTCTTCTAAACCGCTTCGGTAAGGCAGATCAGAAGTCAGTGCTTGTCGTCGTGGCCTTGCTCTTTTTATTGCTCTTGGCCTTCTCGGTAGAACCATCGCCGGTCACATCTTCTCCTTCCTCATACTCAGGATCAAAGCCATAGTCTGCGGCTTCATCTTCGCCATGATCGTCATCCTGTACGAAATCCCCATCCTCTACAGCGTCGAAACCGAAGTCAGAGCTACGTTCCATCAGGCTGATCACCTGCACAGCATCGAGATAAAGGTTAACACCACCGCCAAGCTGAGTGAAAGCGTTAGGCCGGCAAGCGATAACAATTTCAGAACCAGTGGTAAGCTGGAAATCGTCATCCTTGATAGGAACCCCGCGTGCATCAACGTGTGGCATCTTACGGTTAGCGCCATTCTTAGTCTTACCATACTGCCAAGCCTTGAAGATGTACCGTCCGGTTTCCTCACCAGTTTCGCGGTCAAGCTCTTCAGTGTAAGGCGCGTTCTTCATCTTCTTAACGCCATTAGCTTTAGCGAACTCTTCGATCTGTTCGATGAAAGGTGAAGCGGCGTCAGCGTCAACGATAACCTGCACCTCTAGCTTACCCTCAGGATCAGGAACTGTCTTCTGCTTAGCCATGTCAAACTTGTACGGCTGATCGAGACGAGGGAACCGCGCTGTACCTCGGATATACAGCTTGTTAGTCTTACCTTTAGTGGACATTATTTTTAACTCCTGTAGTTTTCGTGTTATACTGATCGACCAAAGACTGAATTACTTCGATCATAGGCCCCATCACGTCATGGAGATCGATTGCACGCATGGCAACAGATTCAGTGAAACCTTCATCGTCAACCTGTACAAAGGAGAGCACGATGTCATTAGGATGGGGATGCTCAGCATGTTGCATGACCAGTAGCTCAGTCGTCATCCCTTCCTGAGGTTCGATAGGGATGCGGAACACCGCGAAACCTTCATCACCTTCCTGAGGAAAAATCGAGACTACATTGTCTGGTTCATTCTTGTTTTCATTATCTTTGCTCATAGCTTGTTTTTGATATCCGGGTGCTCAATCTTATCCCACAAGCCTTGAAGGTAATCTTCGCGCTCTTGGCCTTTGAGTAGATCAAGCTTTTTGTGAAACGTCCGCAACCGCTCAGACCTAAGAAGCCCATCTCGAATGCTATCGATGATAATCTGGATTACCTCAGGCTCATGGTTGAAAACGGTTGCACGGTTTAGTTTGTCGAGTTTAGTGCTGTTATTATTGTTGTTATTAGAATCAGTTGACATAAGATACTCGGTTGATATGTTTTTGAAATGATATGATTAGGTAGACCCACCGTTAAACCAAATTATTTGGAAAAACGGCGGGCTGTGTAAGGGAGGTTTTACGGTTTGAACCTTAGGAGAAGAAAAACTCGCTTTCCCTTATGCCGTTAGGTCTAGGTTTCCGTTAGCAGGCGGGGGAGGTAGGTCATCACCTAGTACCTCTCGATAGGCCTCGTATAGCTCCTGTAGCACGTCATTCTCAGTGTATAGCTCAATGAAGCTTTCCTTGACGCACCCTTGTAGAAACTCCTTCATGTCGCCAGCGTGTGTACCGAAAGAGTCATGCACCATAGCAAAGGAACTGATACCCTTGGGTAACGATTTAATGATAGTCATGCGCAAATGTGTAGCGTCTAGCGAGTGGACAAAGTTAGGTGCTACAGCGAGTGACATATCCTTTACCTCTAGCTTGTCTGACGGTTCCATCATCACTAGCGAAATCTTTCCCCTAAAGTAACTAGTTACCCTTACTCGATTGTTAACCGGGCGGAAGTGCGATACTTCGAAGCCATCAGGGGTAACCCAAGACATGCGACGGTTATACGGGTTAGACACTCCTATGTCATTCACGTACTTACTGTAGAGACTAGCTAGTTTGCTTAACCATGCCATAGCCTCTTTGCCTTTAACTACGATATCAGTAATGGCTTGCCAGATGCACTTGCTTAAAGCACCCATGTGATCGAGGTAGTCTCGTATATCCGTAGCGTTCCATGTAGGCTGTGCACCTTTCTTCAGGATTTTCTCTTGTACTGCTTCCTTAGTGTAGGACATGCAGCTAGAGAATTTACCAGCGTAAGGGACAACCATAACGCTTCGCTTAGTGATACTCCTGTCAACACCAAATTTTATCAGGTTGTCAGCGATACGTGCCTGTTCTTCGCCTTCTTCCCATAGCATCTCCAAGTGCTCAATGGTCCGCTTCGCTACGTCTCCATAGATATCTTGTCTATCCGGGTTAGGAATTAGATTAACCGCTGCACCGCCTATGTCATCCTTTAGCATAGCCGCGTAGTGCTGCAAGCCTGAGCATGTGGCATCTACAGGGACAACCATATGACTTACGTGAGCGTAACCGTTTTCCTTGAAACCTTGCCACTCTAGGCAGAACCGTAGGAACTGGAAAGGTTCGTCGGCCTCTGTCCAGCGTAGGTCATTCTTGTAGTCATGGGCAATAGAAAGGATTAGTTCCTCGTTTTCATATACCCAAGCTATTCGTTCCTGTAGGGGAACCTTATCGTATCCGTAAGCATTCGCACCTGCAATCGCAATCCAGTTGCTACCCTCTTCATTACCAATAGGCTTACCATCGGCAAACTCTAGGATAGCTTTCGAGTAGTCTGTGCCTTGTGGATTAAGGAACGCAGCTAGCGGATAGGCTCTACCTCTGCTATCCAATGAGTGCGGATAGTAGAACCTGTCAAACTTAGATAGTTTCTTAGCGGATTGTATAGCCATGAGTGCGGAAAGCCTAGGAGACTTGTTCTGACGGTTCATGTTTCGTATATTGAAGACCTTTAGGTTCTGCTCAGCTTTAACCTCTTCATCCGTATCGTAGTCAGCGGGTTTCTCTGGAATAGGTATATCCTCGGATGAGACTAACTTGCCTATGCCGTGAGTGATGAACCGTTCCCGTGTGGATAGATCATAGAAGCTCCACTCTACCGCCTCTAGTACCTTCTGGTTGACCCGCCACGGGGTTTCTTGAATGGCATTGACGGCAGGGAACACCTGTGACCAATCCATGTTCTGAAGCCGCTCAGCGTCACGGGAAGAGGCACGTTTGATCAAGGAGTACCTAGGGGCTTCACTGGTATAGTACCCACCTGTGAAGAGCGTTTCTTTCGACCAAGGTTTAGGAGGTATAACCATAGGGAAGTGTATAGCGAATAGCACCAGCGCATTATCTTTGGACCTTATCATCTTATCCACAAAGTCATAACTTAGAGACACACGTTTATTAGCAGGGTCTAGCGAGAAGACATCAGGCATAGCTTCGATCAGGACAACCAATAGCGCATGACCAACTATAACCTTTTGAGCGTTAGTCCAGAAGTCAGGTTCGATCTCGGAAGCATTGAGGTAATTCCGGATGGTCTTCTCGCGCCAAAAAGAAGGGTAACCCCTGCGTTCAAAATCTTTCTCTAACTTCTGTATGATAACCTCACGCTCTGGACTTGACTCACGATATCTATCTACTGCGGCTTCACGCATGATAGTACTACCGATCTTAGCGCTAGCGGTTGAGCGCTTAGGTCCGCCTAACGATGTGCCATGATGTATGCAAAGGTCTAACAGAACCTTACTCGTTAAGTAAGCTACTAGCTCTGCGTCTAACCCTGTCTCTTGCAACAAGTGTGACGCATTCTTGCCTCGCCTAGGAGTGGAACTCGGAGACATTAAATCTTGGACCAAAGGTACTGCTATCTCGGTTATGCGCCTGAGATACATCCGGCCATGCTTAGTGGAAGAACCTTCTTTTCTATCGTTAGCTTTATCTTCTTCGTTAGCCTGACGTTTAAATGAGAGGCGTTTCATCTCCTTTTCCAAATTACACTGGTGATCGAATAAAGTTTGATCTTTCAGTTCTGCCAACGTAGGAGACATTTAGTCTGACCTCACTTCTGTATTACCTTATGTTAAACCCTTGTTAGTTACCAACCTAAGTAGATACCTATCTAAGAGAAACCTTCCTAGTTATACCATAGTTAAACCATATGGTTCTATCTCTATAGGGTCTACTACTTCGGTTAGTTACCAACAAGGGTATCTCACCTGATGCTACAAACAAGGGTTTAACAGGCGATATGTTTTTGTCTCTCCTGTGTAAGGGAGGTTTTACGGTTTAGAAGTTCGTATAGGCTTAGCTCGGCTTCGAACTCAGGTTTAAATCTGTCTGCCATGTCTAGCAGTTCAGGCATATCTTGGATTGTCTGCCCCTCAGTTTTTCCCATTTCGTTAACCTTTCGTATCAGTTGATCTACCGTAATCGACACAGGATGCTCCACCTATTACCTTGGAGTTACGATTTAGCCTAGCTTGATCGGAAGGCGGGAAATCTCTACCTTAGAGCAACGGTTACGCTATACGAGAAGGGAAACCTAGGGTTAACCTATTGCATACCCTACGAACTTAGCTGATTTACAGTCAGCCCCCTTTGCCGCTCGGGACATTCCCCCGCCTTATTTATCAAGCACTTAGCTAGTGGTTAGGCGTTTTGAGTTTGGCACATTTGGCACAAATCGTGTCACCCATCTGATTGCCAATCAGCTAGCTTTGCTTGACTGAGGCGAGGCGGTGTTTAGCATATCCGCGACACGATGCAAGTCTTTTGGTGCGAGATGGGCGTAGCGCATTGTCGTATTGACACTGGTATGGCCGTGCCACTCCTTGACGCGCATGAGATCAACCCCCGCTTGCACCATGCGCGACACGCTTGTGTGACGCAAAGTGTGAATTGTCACTTCCTCCGGGCTAGCTATACCAGAGTTAGCTACAGCTTTACGAAAAGCTTCATGGCATCGGTCATACTTGAACACGGTGAACGGACCTTCAGCATTGTGAAGCATCCGATTAACACTAGCCTTAGCTTGTTGCATTAGCGGAATGGTTCTGCTGCTGTTATTCTTAGTTTCCCAGAATGTAACTTCCTTTTTGTCAGGGGATATGTCTAACCATGTAACCCTAGTCGCTTCACTAAACCTGCACCCTGTGCTAATCAGGAAGTCAAACAGGTTGCGATACTCCAAGGGTAGACGCGCCCATACCAGAGTTTCCTCATGCTGAGTTAGGTAGCGCATACGTGTAGCCCTTTCCTTGAACGTCTTGATCCGAGGGGCATTAGAGATATTCCCTAGGTCACGATGATAGTCGAAGGCTTTGTGTAACCGGGCTAGCTTCCGGTTGATAGTGCTGTCCTTGTTACCCTTGAGCCTGAAACCTTCGACTAACTTCATAAGATGCGCATTGGTAACGTCTGACACATAGGTACACCCTAGCGAAACTAATTCCTTAGACGCTTCCTTTACGATAAGGTAACAAGTGCGTGCATCGGCTGAGTTTCGCCAATGATAATCGTATGCAGCTTGTAACCCATCCCCTATGGGAACTTTAGCGCTAAGTTTGACAGGGTTATTCAGGAAGCTTTTCGCTTGCTCCAAGGTGGTGAAGAGCTTGCGTACCCGCTTCCCGTCGATCTTAAGGTCCACTTGGTAGCTGTCACCGCGCATCCGGACATTACTAGGTAGTTTCTCAGGCATTGACCTTACTCCTAAGCCTCTCGTAGAACTCACGTCCCTTAGGCGTTAACCGGAGGAACTTGTGTCGCCTGTCTCTAGGGTTTTCGATCCGCTCTATAAAACCATAACCCTCGACGCCAAACTTCTTCTGATCAGACCAATAGTTAATGTTCCGGCTAACAGCCGCGCCGCTAATGTTAAACTTCTCTTCTAACTCCTTCTGCGTACAGTCTTTATGCTGAGCTACATACAGGAGTATCAAGATGGTTAGCGCTTGAATTTGGGGGTCTAGCTCTGCGAATGTTTCGAAATCTCGCGTGAGGCCGTGAATATCTCCTTGCTTCCTAACCAAAGTTTCTGCTGTCATAACTCGACGCCTTTTATGTGTGTCTAAGGCGCGGGATGCTAAGCTTGTGATAACACCTTGTCAAGAGAAAATTCCTCTATCGAAACCGTTACCCCCTTAAGCCCTGCATAATCCCTCGCTGCCTCTCTGGCTTCATTGATATACAGGAATGGACCTATTTGTCCTAAGAATTGTCCGTCTTCACTATTTCGTGATACGTCCCTGCACATATTAGTCAAACTGTTACAATCCTTACTTTTTAGGATCACATAGTGTAAAACCCTAGGCTTTATCTTTACCCCTGATTTTGTCTTTCTGTGATAACCAAAAGTCAAGACGTTCTTCAGCGAACTTAGCATAAAGTTTATCCCCTCGCATACGGTTAGTTAAGATCTCGTTAGACCAGTGTACTGTTAGCTCCTTTATCATCGCTCGATTGGGATATGTATTTCTTGTAGAGCTTGACTGTGTATCCATAGGCAAAACATTCTCCTTCTGACTTATCTCGTATCACCTTAGCTTGGGATACGGCATAGTCTTTAGCTTTACCTTGGGTAATCATTTCCTCAGCGTAACGAATAGCACCAGCTTTAGAAATGAAAAGGTCATCGGAATTAGTGACGTTAGACATGATAGTGATTTCCTCTTAGGCTGTTAATTAGTACATATGTATAGGATCAGGGATTTCCCAAGACAGTCTTTCCTTGACGCGTTCGTCCAGTTCTTCCCATTGCTTTTCGCTATAGGTTCTGAAAAGTCTAGGACTATTAGGCGATACCAGCCTCGCCTTGACTATAGCACATTCGCGTTTCTCAATGGGCATGTCATCCCATACCCTTCCTAGGCGTACAAACTCGTCGCTTACGTTTTGCATTATATTTACTCCTGCCTAATCAAAGGTAGAAAGTAAGGAGAAGCTAATATAGGTTAAACCCCTCCTTAACCTATATTCCCTCATTGTGTCCGCCAGACCATTACACCTTTAACACCATTGTGCTCATAGGTGCGTGAGATATACTGCTTAGCCTTTGCATTACCATCTTTCTCACGGTTCTTCTTGTTCCGGGTAGACACAAGCGTGTTGAACGTAGAAGCCTTAGCACCGGGTACAAAGAAAGACTGCTTCACTTCAATGTCATCCCAAGCGTATTTCGACTGGCGAGCGCCTACGGCTCTACCTTCAGGGATAGGGATATCATTCAGTATTTGCATTGAACCTTGCTGAGCCTGATCTTCGCTTGTACCATCACCTTCCTTCCGTTGTTTAGCCTCTGAGGCTTCGCCTTCAACTTCATCCATGAGTTGCTTAACGCTCTTGGTGTTATT